CTTGTAATAACAATCTTCTTACGTTGATTCTGTCAAGAGCAGATTCTCTAACTTGAAGAGTTTTGTTACCCCAGATTACAGTACCTACATCGGCAAATGTTGCAATTGGGTTAACTCTACCAACATATAGAGTATCTCTATCTTCTTGTGTTAACTTCTTACGAGCTTTAATCGCGTTTACAATACCACGAGTATAACCAGCTGCCGCAAACCAAGGGAATGCAATATTATCAGTTAAAGCTAAGTTTCTTGTAACCTCAGCCGTTGCTGGAATGTAGATTTGTGTATTGTTTACACTGTCTCTTGTTAATACCCAAGGGTAATAAGTTGCTGTGTAGTTAGAATCAATTCCTGTTTCTTCCAATATATCAACAGCTTCTTGAGGGTAAATTAAACCATCAGTTCCTGTTGTTGTTGGTAAGAACAAGTTGTAATCCGGTAATGTTGTAATATACAATGAGTCAGCTCTTTCATTTTCAATCATATCGATTGTGTTTTCGACTAAATCAGAGTTATTTTGAACATCAATACCTGGTGTTACAAATACATTGATATTTACAGCTTCTGGGTTTGCAAATGATCTAATACCTAATAGATAAGCGTAGTAGTCAGTGTTCGCCCAATCTCTTGTTCCATCACCGATTGCAATTTGTTTAAATGCACCCCACCCTGTTGCAGTTGGGTATCTGTCAGATGGACAAGCCCCATTAAGGAACCCTTGACGACCTAAAACATATCTATCGCCATTTGTTCTATATTCTCTATAGATATCCCATCCGTCGAATCCGCCTTTTACAAATAATGTAAACTTACGAGCAAATAATCTGTAATATGGGTTTACATCAAGAGTTGGTTCAGAACTAAATGGTGCGTTACCAACATAGAATCTTGGTGTTCCACTTGTTGCAAATGGTCCGTTAATTGTAATACCACTTGCATTTATATCCATATGATAACCTCTTGTTTTAATATTCCATTCACTACCTTCTAAATCACAAGGACTTAATGGATTTCTCTTACCTTGATACTCAAAGAAATCAGAGTCAAATCCAATATTACTTGACATACCTAAATATGTTCTTCTAATATTGTCTCCAGAACTTGTTATTGCGTCATCAGCACCTGAAGCAAAACCAAATGGTGGGTTATAAATAACTTCACCTGGGAAATCATATTTAGTTTTATAAATTGGGAAAGGTGATTTCATACCATCATATTCTCTTACAACGTATCCGTCAAAACCACATGGAAGAGCATCTACCGGTGCATCCTCATTCATCTCAACCATAATGTATTTAGATTTTAATTCATATTCACCATCCAGAGTACCAACTTTCTTAGCAATAAAATTGTTTTGACTTGGGTCCATCGAACAGTTTGTAAATTTCTCAACAACAATTGGATTAGAATCTGTATCAAAATAATTTCTAACTAATACTGTAAATGTTTGATTAGCAAATGATATATCACTAATTGAGATTTTAACTTCAGTATTTGCTGAGTTACCGTCAGAAATTGTATAGAACTTAAATAAGTTAAATACTTTAGAACCTCTAACTTCAGAAACAACCCAAGGTGATGCTGGTGATTGGTATCTATCTAAGTACCAACCAATAGAATCTATCGCCTGACTTTGTGCTGAGTCTAATGGAACAATTTCAGATGACAATCCTCTAATATATCCTTTTCTCCAAGCATAATTAAGTAAAGCTTGATATCTTTCTTCTAAGAACAATGGATTTACATTTCTTGGTTTGCCAAAGTTACTTGTTCCAAATACTTTTGAAATGTATTGAGCGTCAGAAGTACTAAACGAAGTTTCAAAAATAAATGATGTACCTAAATCATTGGTTGCATTAACTGCAAATGGTAAATATGGGTTTTTAGTTACACCAGAATATTGACCACTCATATCCAAAGTAACATTATTGATATTACTAATCTCATATACTGGGTTATTTGAATTTGCATAAGTCGCAATACCTCTAGATCTTAAAGTTGCAATTACTAAATCATCATAATCTGTGTATGAAGTTCCTGTATAATAATAAATTTTACCAATAACTTGACCAGAATAACAATCAATATTCACCGGTGTTGGTGTAGGTGTTGGTGACACAAAAGGCTGTGGTGTAACACAAGGATTTACCGGTGTTGGTGTAGGAGTTGGAGTTGTAGGTAATGTTGTTGTGCTTGTAACAACTGGGTTAATTAATGTTAATCCACTTACTATACTCCAGAATGAAGAACCAGTATATTCTCCACCACCAATATTGTCAAATAATGAATAATACCAAGGGTCATTAAAAGGTGATGCTAAATCAGTTTGATCCAAAGGTACGGCTGGAACTTGGAATACATTAGTTTCACCAGTGTATGTTCCAGTAATTGTTAATGCGCTATAGTCAACACCATCAATCGACCCAAAGTAACTAATTGTTTCATCCTCAGCATTTGGGTTAGTTGAGGTGATTACATTATAAACTAAAGTTTGTAAATTATCATTAAGTGAACTTAATGAACCATCAAATGTTTCATATTGTTCATTTAATATAGATTTAATTTCATTTGGTAATGTACTTGAAGCTAAGTCAAAGATTACTGAATCTGAACTATTTGTACAACCAGTGAAGTCAATTGTGAAAACAACTTCTTTTGGTAAATTACAAGCTGGTTCACAATCAATAATAACTGGATCTAAACACCATACACCAATTGTTGTTGGGTCAACATTTGCTTTAGTTACAATTGACCAAGATGGTCCCGCATCATAACCAGATAGACCCAATATTCTCGTTACAAATAATTGACTTGATTGTTGTAAGTAAGATTTTGCAATATATGCTGCCTCATACTTAGGGATTTGAGTATTCACAAATTTTTCAGGTGAAGTTCCTCCAAAGTAAGTTTGAAATTCATCGTAGCTTTTTACAAAGATTGGTTCAAATGCTGGACCTTTTAAAGTTTCTCCAGCAATACCTAATGTTGTTACACCAACACTTTGTGCCACAAAACTCAAATCAACTTCTGAAGTATAGACACCTGGTGATACAAATACTTTACTGTTTGTTGCCATGTTTTGTTTTAATTATTAGATTTATTTTTTATTATAAATATTCATTATTTTGACAAAAACTTTACTTCTTTTAAACTATTTATATTTTGGTGAGATTTTTTTCTACCTTTTTTCTACCTATGGATAAAGAACCAAAAAAAATAAAGAATTTAAAGATTGACGAATCAGTTCACAATGTCTTAAAGAAATATTGTGATAAAAGAGGAATTAAAATGTATAAGTTTTTAGAAAACTTAATTTTAGAAAAATGTAAAGAAAAAAAAGATATATATGGTGAAGATTAAATAAGGTTAACAACAAATTCTAAAATAGCATCTTTTGTATTATCTTTTTTAGTTATTACTATTTTTATGGTGTCATTATTATTAACTTGTATCTCACTAATTGTATTACCATAATAATCTCCGTTAATAAAAACATCATATTCATCAACATTGTCCGAATTAACCCAATTTAAATTTGCAACATAATTAAAAAATTCTTCTCTTTCATTCTCGGTTGTTGAAAACGAATAAATAACTGACGATGGTAAATTTGGTTCCGGTCTTCTTTGTTTTTTCTTTCTTGTTTGAGTATCTGTCTCAAACATAACAAAAGATCTTGTAATAGCAGGACTTACCTGAAATTCATCTTCATCAATTAAAAAACCTAATAATGTAAACTCATACTTTTGAATATACACTTTTCTTTTTTCTAAATCTAAAACAGATTCATCAGTAATACCATCATTTATAATTGGAATGTAATGTCCCTTTATTACTTGGTAAGCTTGTCTTGAAGCAAATTTTTCTAAAACAATTTGATTAAACTTATTTAGTTCTCTCATTCTGTTACAAACAATTGCTACGGTATATTTTATATCAACTGGAACCGGTTGTGGTATTTTGTAAATATCCATCCCGTGTCTTTGACCATCCCAAGTTGGGACTTTAGCATAATAGTATTGTCGTCTGTTTGGAATATTATACATTAACGCCGGATTACTACCATACTTTACTTCCGGAGTTCTAATCACAGTAATAAATGGTGGTTCAACATTCTTATCAATATTTTGGAAATCCCAAGTTTCAACAAATTGGGACCAGTTTTGGGTTGTAATTAAAATATCTACCGTTGGGATTTTTTTTCCTTCGACAACAGTTTCCAATTGTTCTTTTACAAAATCTAAAAACCCCCTATCTAAATCAGCATGTAATAAAGATTTTGGAAGATATGTTCCGTCTTTTGAAATCATATCAGCAATCTCGTGTCTTCTTGGAAGAAGAGTTTTACTTTCTGTTAGTGGTAAATATTTTTTAATTTTTTTTGGTAATCCCATTTTTATAATCCTTTAAATTCATTAGGTCCAACTGGAGCTGCAATAATACTACGATAAAAGGGTTTGAAGCCTTTATATGTGTGTTTTATGTCAGAAGTAACACGACCGTCATTTACAACCGTGTAATATCTCACAAATGATTCTGTATCGTAATATCCAACGTAATCGCCAAAACTAATATCAATATTTAAATCTTCCAATGTTTTTAAGTAAACAGACATTGTAATATTTCCAGGTTCAAATTGATCCATTTTTGTGGTCCCAAGAAATTTATTTTCCGGAGCCGCAATTGCAACATAAGCGTTAAATTCAACCGGGGGTAAAAATTTTACACCGTCTGAAACAGTTTCACCGTAAACATCATCGGTTTTAGTTTTAGTTCTATCAACTCGATATAACACACAAGTGAAATTCATATCACCATCCAACCACTCTTTACCCATTTCAATCTCAAGATTAAAGTCGTTGTCGCCGAAAAATTTACCAAGTCGTGTTATTGGAACCTTATTTTGCATAGTTGTTTTCTTGATAAATATTCTTTTTATTGTTATTTTTATTTATAACTATAATTTTGGAAATTCAAAAACAAATAATAGAACAAAAGGCTTTGGAATTGTTGGACTCATATAGTGGGGCTAACAACTATATCCTTTATATGAAATCTAAAAAGGAAACAAACAAAAAGTTTTATCCAACAAGAACTCAAGCAGATTACATCGTTAATTATTTTGATACAAAACCAAAGGTTGCTCGTAAGTGGGTTGTTCTTGACACTTACTTTGCTAAAAAGTTCGCAACAGAAAGATACTTACTTGAAACACCAGAAAAAGTTTACATTGAAAAACTTTTAGTTGAAAAAGATAAATCATATCACATTTGGGGAAAGTTTTTTGAAAAAGATGTTTTATCTGAATTTTGGATTCCAAAATCATCTTTAATTAAAACACACTCGGTTGAAAAAGTTGAGATTGATTATTCTGGGTATAATCATAGACCACCTCTGTCACATCAAAAAGAAGCTATTGAAAAACTCGTCGGCTCAAAAAGATTTATACTTGCTGATGATATGGGACTTGGAAAAACAACCTCAACAATTATTGCAGCCCTTGAGACCGGAGCAAAAAAGATTTTAATTATTTGTCCAGCTTCACTTAAAATAAATTGGGAAAGAGAAATTGCAAATTATTCAGATAGGTCTTGTTATATTGCGGAAGGTAAGAAATTTTCAACTGAACACGACTTTGTTATTATAAATTACGACATATTAAAAAACTTTCACGACCCAAAGAATAAAGAAAATTCATTACTTGTAAAATCCGGGTTTGAGTTAGTGATATTGGATGAGGCCCATATGATTTCAAATGCACAGGCTCAAAGAACAAAAATTATAAATAATTTTGTAAAAGATATTAAAAGAGTTTGGTTATTAACCGGAACCCCAATGACATCTCGACCAATGAATTATTATAATCTTTTAAATATAATTGAGAGTCCAGTGGCACAAAATTGGATGGCTTACGCAATTCGTTATTGTCAAGGTTATCAATTTAGAGCTGGAAATAGAAAGGTATGGAATGTAACCGGAGCGTCAAACTTAGAAGAGTTAAGGGACCGAACATCTTCACAAATTCTTCGTAGATTAAAAGAAGATGTCCTTGATTTACCAGATAAAATTATTACACCGGTATATCTTAGGACCTCATCAAAAGAATATAAAGATTTGATGGGTGAATATTATGAATGGTTAGAAAATAAAAAAGAAGAATCATCATCACTTACTGTTCAGTTTTCAAAACTTATGAAAGTAAGAAAAGTAATAGCAAATGAAAAAGCAAAAGAAACAATTGAGTTTGCGCAAAACATTATAGACCAAGGAAAAAAAGTTATTATTTTTACAAATTTTACAGACACACTACAAACAATTTATAACCATTTTGGTAAAGAAGCCGTATACCTTGATGGTAGTTGTAATAAAGTTCAAAGA